ATTTTAATACTACTTCAAGTATTATGCGTATTTATAGTGCTAGTGCATGCGAAAACGTAGCTGTAAGCATAACAGGTTTAGCATCTAACGGATTTGCTATTGCCATGGCGATAGCTCTTTAACAACAAAGTATTTGAACAAAAATAGAAACTAATATATAAGGAGAAAATATGGCACAAAACTTTAGAAGATATGTAAGTAACAATGTAGGCACATCTGCAGCGACATTATTAACTGCAAATAGTTATGATACTATTGTAGGAATTTCTGTAGCAAATGTTGCAGCTACTTCTGTTATCGCATCAGTTTATATTAACGATGGAACAGATGACATCTACCTAATCAAAGATGCTCCCATACCAGTAGGTTCTGCTTTGCAAGTACTTGATGGTGGAGCTAAATTTGTAGTTCAAAACTTAGATGTTTTAAAAGTAATTTCTGATACTGCAAGTTCTTTAGATGTATGGGTTTCAGCAGTTGATGATATAAGTTCATAATAGAGGATTTTAATTATGCCGTTTATAGGAAACAAACCAGCATCAGTACCCTTAACAAGTGCTGATATAGCCGATAGTATTATTACTTCTGCAAAGATTGTAGATGGTACTATTGTTAATGCAGATATTAATGCTAGTGCTGGAGTCGTATTAACTAAACTTGCATCAACAGGAACTTTAACAGTAGATAATATTCAATTTCCAGCAACAGCAGTTGCTTCTGCTGATGCTAATAATTTAGATGATTATGAAGAAGGTACTTGGACACCTGAATTTGCAGATGCTTCATCTGCAGGAAATATAGGAACAATAGGATATACAACTTCTGCTAAATACACAAAAGTTGGTAATATAGTTACTATAGATTGTTATGTAGGAGGATTAAACACTTCTGGAATGACAGCAGGAGATCCTGTTTTTATTCGTAATTTACCATTTACTTCTTCTGGATACTATACAGGAAGTTTTTACACTTATAGAGTTGGTAGAGATGCTTCTACTGTAAGTTCTTCTATAGAGTTAGGAAATTCTGCCACTGCACTTCTTTTTAGATTATTTACCACTAATTCTGCAACAACAAATAAACAAATATTAGTATCAAATATAGTTTCTGGAACAAGTGAAATTATTTTTAGTCTAACTTATGAAACAACTTAAAACTTATGGCACTAACAGAAAAAATAGAAATAGATAGAATAGAAGTGGTAAACGATTGGAATATCCAAGTTCGTCAAGCAACTACCATTGAAAGAGATGGAGTGTTTGTATCAAAGACATTTCATCGCTGGGTTTTAAATCCAGATAGTGATATAACAAACCAAGAGCAAAAGGTACAAGATATTTGTAATACTGCTTGGACAGAAGAAGTTAAAAGTGCTTATGAAGCATTTAAAATTGAACAATCTAATAGATTAGGATATAACTAATGTCATATCTCGGACGCCAACCAATTTCTGGGAATTTTCAAGTACTAGACGCACTCATAGCGACTACTACAGATACCTACGCATTAACTAAAGATACTGTTGCAGTATTCCCACAAACTCCATCTAACTGTATCGTATCATTAAACGGAGTTATTCAAGCACCTGTTGATTCTTACACTATATCAGGTTCTAACATTGTATTTGATTCTGCTTTAACTGGTTCGGATTCTATAGATTTTATAACAGTATTAGGAGATGTACTTGCAATAGGTACTCCTAGCGATGGTACAGTAAGTTTTGCAAAAGTAACTTCTAATTTAATTACTGGTGCTACTAGCGAAGCTACTATTGCAGGTGGAGATAGTGTTTTAATTTATGACGATAGTGCTGCAGCATTAAGGAAGATGACTAGAACTAATTTTGTATCTGGTATTGCTAATACTCCAGCTTTTGAAGCATATTTATCTAGCGATCAATCAGTTTCCGATAATACTGCGACTAAAGCAAGTATAAATACAGAATTATTTGATACAGACAGTTGTTATGATAATGCAACTGATTATCGTTTTACCCCAACAACTGCTGGTAAATATTTTGTTTATTGTGCTATTGAAACAGATGGTGGTAGTGGAACTAACTTAAATGCTTCTTATGTTTATATATATAAAAATGGATCTAACTATATGCGTAGTTTAGGAGATTTTTATAATAATCAAATAAGAGCTAAATCAATCTATATCTCAACTACTGTTGATATGAATGGAACATCAGATTATTTAGAAATTTATGGTACTGTAGATAGTATATCTGGTAGTGGACAAATATTTTTATCAGGAACTAAAGGCACAAGATTTGGTGCTTACAAATTAATAGGAGTATAAATGGCTAAATTAAAAAATAAAATAAAACTATACGCAAATAGAGAAATAGATTTCTCTAAAGATGTAAAATTACAAGACAACTCAGATGGTAAAGGAGTATTCATAGCTGAATGGAATTTAGATATTAATAAACCTACAATAACACAACTAGATGCCTTTGAAGCCGAAGCTACTACTTATGAGAACAATATGAAGATTATAGCTACTAGAAAATCTTTATATGGTGCTTGGGAAAAACAATTAGAAGAAATATACGATAACGGAATGGATAGCTGGAAAGCTAGAATAGCACAAATCAAAGCTGACAATCCAAAGGAGATTAATTAATATGGCAATTATAACATTAGGAGCAAATGCAATTACAGCGTTACCCTCTGGAGTAGGTGGTAAGGTTTTGCAGGTGGTTCAAACAAGCATTACAGGAGATGAAACTACTACATCAACTTCATTTGTTGCAACAACTGTTAGTGTTTCAATAACACCAACATCAGCTTCTAATAAAGTTCTTATTTTATTAACTTCTGGTTTTTGGTCTGGTGGTGCAGACCAATTATTTTTACAACTTCGTAGAGGTTTATCAACTGTTGTTGAGCCTTATACTGGAACTGCTGGTTCTACTACAGTAGCAAATGCCATGACAATGTTTAATGGAAGTTTAAGCACTAGAGCAAAAGAATCATGGAATTATAATTTTCTAGATTCACCAAGTACAACATCGGCTACTACTTATGCTTGTTATTGGAAAGTAAATGCTGGTACAGGTAAACTTGGAAAATGGGATTTAAATGATGACTTTGGTGCAGTAAGCACAATAACAGCAATGGAGATTTCAGCATGATAACAGAAGCAATTTTAAAGATTAATCCTAACGCACAAGTATCTGTAAAGGCAGACGATATAAATCAAATTACTTGGCACAACGGCACAACCCCAATATCTAAAGAAGACATTAAAGCACAATTCCCAGCAGTAGAACTAGAGATGGCTATGGCTGATTTAAGACAAAAGAGAAATGCTTTATTATCTGCTACGGATTACTTAGCTTTATCTGACAACACAATGTCTGATGATGTAAAGGTATATAGACAAGCACTTAGAGATATTACAGAAGGCTTAACAACTAAAGAGCAAGTGGAAGTTGTAGAGTTTCCTACTAAACCTTAAACTACTTTTTTAATCCATCTACCTTTATTATTTAATACCATTGGAAGTAATTTAGGAATACCATCAATAATAATACCACAACCATTTATAAATCTAGTTCTAAAGTTTCTAGCATAAGCAAAGGCCATAGATTTTTGATTTACTAAACATCCTACATTCATACCAAAGAATAGATTGTCTGGATTGGCCCAATAAGATATTACAAATTTAGTATGGAAGTGTCCTTGCACACAACTCATTCCCATTGTTTGACTTGTCTTTAATACATCTGCACTTCTTCCATGCGTAAAGAAACATCTTTGACCATTACCCATTGTAAGAGTAAGATCATCTATCCATTTCCATTTTTTAGTACCAAGAAAATCACCATAATCTTTTAAGAATTGTTTACTCATTCCATATTTTAATGCTCGTCTATAAACAAGACTACTATGGTTACTATCTACTTCTATCATTTCTGGATAGATTGATTCTAATTCTTTAATGTATTCTTTAGAAATATTTAATTCGTCACCAGCAGAAGGTAAGTCTGGATTGTGATCGTGCATAGAAATAGCATGAAAATCAAGCAAATCTCCAATATTAACTACAAAATCTGGCTTGTATTCTTTTTTAATTTCTTTTAAGAATGCAAAAGCATCTTTGTGATGGTAGGGAACGTGTAAATCGCTAATTATTAATATACGTTTGTTCATAAAATTCTATAGGTGATCCATCAATTGTTTCTTGAAGTTTTTTTAATTGTTCTTTTGGATTTATAAATTGAACAACACCATTTTCAATACGAATATGATTTACAATTTCTGGCTCACTAGTTCCAAAATTTATAATTACATTTTCTATAATTATCATTAATCAAACTATAGTTTAATAGTCAAATAATACAAGACCTTATAATAGAGGCGAGAGTTTTTGCTCTGGAAGGAGTTTGAACTGCCCAATGACTGTCTAACATTTCATCAGAGGCTTCTAAGTAATTTTCTTTTTTTAATGCTTCAAGTGTGTTCTTAAATTTACTTACACCATATTCTCCAATTTGAAATACCATCTCAATTATGACACATTTGGCTGTAAACAATATAGTAATACCTTTAAGCAATCTTTCAGCACCACATTTAGCTGTTTGAAAGTCAGCTTCAAATTGAGCATCCAATTCATGTTTTGAATATTCTTGGCCTTCTTGGTAATGTTCTTCTGGAGTAATTAAATGCCCATAACCAATTGTGGCAAAACCAAGGCTATCTTTGTAAACAACATTACAATAACCTTCGTGTTCTTTAATACGATCTTTAAGTTCTGAATATTCCATAAACATTACATCCCAACATACATAAAAGGATTTAGATGATCTACTATTTTATCCATTTTTTTATTATAAGACACCCATAAAAAAGCAAGATGTTTAAACACTTGGTTTAGATCTGTCTTCCACACAAGTAGAATATATATTAATGATAGTGATATTGTTTTTTATCGCTATTTTTTTCATTTCATTTCTTTTTTTAATAGAAGCATCATTACATTTTTGTTCAGTTGAATAATATACAGGTGGGTTTTCTACCATAGGCACACAAACTTCTTTACCCATAGGGTCAATAAAGCATAGCATAACTATCATAATAAAAGTTTCCACTTTATTTTTTAAATTTATCCATAATATTCATACCAAATGATCCAGACACAATGGTCAATATAACCCACCAAAACTCTGATGGTGCTGCTTTAAGTAGTTGCCAACCTTGTGCCATAAATGGCATAGTTTGGGGTATGAAATGAGCTACTAATATGCAAGTAAAGACGATTGTTAGGTATTCATCTTTCCATGATTTTTCTGATGATTTGATTTGTTGTATTTGAACTGACTTACTAAGTTCTATTTCAGCTATTCGTTCATTCTTTAGCATTTCAGATTTGTGTTCAAAATACCCTATAGCTTTTTCACCCAAATACTTAGTAAGTGGGTTACTAAATAGTTTAGCTATTCCTAAAAATGGTATCATATCAACCCCAAAATTTAAGGTATTTTCCTACACCTAACAAAACACCGATAAAAGCTCCTATTACAAATATTGCTTTTATGCCACCCTTGCCCATTGCAACTTGCTCTTTAAGTTCCTCTATATCTTTTGAATTTTTTTCTAAAATTGCACAAATATTGTCTAATTTAAGGCATAATATTTTATTACTAGCACTTAATAGTGTTTCTTTTTTTTTAATTTTTGTCATTAGTTTTGCATTTGCAATTATGTTTTCTGTTGCATCTATTAGCATACAGTTTTCTCCAAGAGTAATTCTCAAGTCTGCCTGCAATATGATTTATAAATTTTAGAATAGTGTTCATAACCTCTATTTTAACAGATAATGAGGTTAATGGGAATTACTTTATTTTATATCCTGCAAGTATTCTTTTGACTTTTTCTAGGTAAACTATCTTATCCCAGCCTTCTTCTTGGGCATCTTCAATCCATTTTCCAATAGGTTTCATAGCAAGATCCATGGAAACCTTATATTTTGTTAGGCCTTCATCTGATCTTTCAGACATACGAGCCAAAAGATCCCTAACTAAAGGGTCTTTAGTGCAAATAAAAGGTCTAACAACATTATCTGTTTTTTTTTTTCTAGTCATTTAAACGAAACATTCATAAAATGACTACAAAATTCATTGACATTACAATAGTGTTGGCATCTTATATCTTCACCTTTTCTATGAACTATTGAACAACCTTGACCTTCAACCATTTTTTCATTTTTAATAAATTGTTGAGCCAATTCCATTGTGGGAAATAATCTCCAAGCAGATTTTCTACCATTTTTCATAACAGCAAAAGCATCTTCTTTTCTCCATCTTTCTTTAGCAGTACACAAAGGAAGTTCTTTCATTTGTTCAGCATCTTGATGTAATTTTATTCTAGCTTGAACAAAATTATCTTGTTCTTCATCTGTCCATTTGCGTACAGGAATCATAACAACTTGTTTGCGTGGGTAGTTATCAGATTGCATAACTTTCATCTTAGACCAATCACGCAAAATTGCCATAATGTTTAAAGATTTAACTTTAATAGGTTTGTTGTATCTAGTTACATCTTTTTGATTTTTGCGAACAAGAAAATCAAGTACATTTAATTGCTGCTCCCATTCTACTTTACCTTTAGTCAAAGCATCTAATGCAGACCAAGCAGAAGTGCATTTGAAATCCATTAATTGTCCATCTGCTGTAAGAAGATCAAAAGCACCAGACAATGTCCAGTTGTTTGTTATTTTTTCATCTTTATAAAACAATCTGCGTTCAGCAATATCTGTTTTTAGTTTTGCTCTTTCAATAACATGATGAACTGATTGCCCTAGTAAAGAGAATATACGATCAGATACATCCTCTTTAAGAAGATCAAAATTTCTCATTTGAAGAACTCTAATTCTAGGAGGGGCAATTAAACGTGTAGTAGATATATCAGAGCCAGCACTATCATAAGGGTCATTCTTAATAGCACGTTCAATTACTTTTGGTAAGTTAGACACATTAGTAATTTGCATTAAAATGGCACTTCACTTTCTCCAACTTTCATGTCAGAGCCGTTATTTTCATCACCGAGATCTTGGTTCATCCCTTCCAATTCTTTAGATCTTAAAATAATATTTCTGATGCCTTCTGAAATTTGATTAAAAGTTTCCTTTTTACCACTTTGAAAATCATCTAAACTAAATACTAAAGTTGGATGAAATTGCTCTGCTATTGTGTCTTTTTTGCTTAAAGGCATAACCGAAGAAATTTTTGGTTTACCAGTTTTTCCTTCAACTACATTTAAGTTGCAAGCAACACCAGAGAGTTTTGTAATATCAAAACCCTGTTTTTCAGTTTCGGTAAATGCTCTGCCTCTCCATGAGGTTAAATCACCACCTAATGTTGATTTATCATGTAAAGACAAAGTGTACCATTTACTGATGGTCATAGGCTCATTTTTACTGTCCAATTCTTCTGGAACTTCCCATATGATTAATACCTGTCTTTTCCAAGAAATTTGGCCTTGGTATTCGTTTTTTTGTGTACCTAGATCTATTATTCTGACACATCTTGCCTTATGTACCCCTATAGGTACACTAGGATATTTAGATGTATCTCCACCACTTCCTGCTATTATTGTCATATTTTTCCTTTTTTTATTAATTTATTATTAATTAACCCTTGTAAACCATGTATTAACTACAGTCAAGTTTAATATTGACTTATGTTAATAAAACAAATATAGAACAAATTATGGCAAGCATTTTAAATGAAATAGTAGAAGAATTAAAAGCTAAACAAAAAAGATTAGATAAAGAAATAATCAATCTTGATAAATCTTCTGTTATTCCACAACATTATAATAAAGCAGATGACATCTTAAAACTAACAATAGAAGCAATTAATTGTGAAAGTCAAGCCGATTATTTGGATAGATTAAACCACGAAATTGTACATAAATATGACCAACAATAATAAAACATTAGCAGAAAAAAGAAAACAAGAAATTGTAGCTAAATATGGGGGTAAAAATTTATCTAAAATGTTAGGTATTTCACATCCAGCAGTTTCTAAATGGAGAGTAGTACCGCCATTTAGAGCATATCAGATTGCAAAATTAGGTGATTTCAAAATAGAATACATAAGACCAGATTTAAGAATTTCTCCTATTCGTTAATCAGAATGCAACACCCTAACAGTATTTGTGTGGCAATGCTATAGCAATGTTAAAATTTGCCATCGTTTTGCTAATGGCACAATCATCCCCTTCAACTGCATCTACACCTGCAACTGCACCTACATCTTCAATCAAGATAGTAAGTGCTTGACAATGATTATTTTTTAAAATAAAAATAACATTAACTTAAATTAACTATGAGAAAATCAACTACAGACGAACAAAGCCCTGCATTTCAATTTTATGCAAACGATTGGATTTCAGACCCAAGTAGAATGAAATTATCCCTAGAAGAACAGGGGGCATATATTTTATTATATTGTCATTGTTGGAGAGGTTTTAAAATACCATTTGATTACGAAGTCTTATCAAGAATGACTAATTGCAGAATGGATAAGATTGAAAAAATTTATCAAAAAATAAAACATCTATTTACTGAAACAAAAGAAAAAGATGCACGATTATTTTTGATTTGCAATCAAGCGGAAGAAGAAAGAAAAGAGCAGGCAAAGAATAGAAAAAAAAGATCCATCGCAGGAAAACTAGGTGCTAAGAAAAGATGGAGTGAAGAAACATTAGAGCAAAATGATTAAAATTGTTATTTTTATGTTAGCATTAGATAACAGTCTTGTGGCAAGAACATACCAAATATCAGATCATTTAGATTGTGTAAAAGAAGGTTACAAAATAATTAAAAGAATATCTATTTATAAAAAGCAAACTCCAGAAAAAAAACAAGGCTGGCATATGCCCAATGGGTATTCTATCATAGGATTTAAGTGTGAGTTATAACGATCAATCTCATTACAGTATGTTCTTAGAGTATTTTGGAGATACTCATAGTTTTCAAACATTTGATGATAAAACAGTAAATAAAAAATTAATAAAACAAGTTCATGGAACATTAAAACAGCATTTTGATTTATTGGCCGAACTAAATAAAAAAGGAGCAGGAATATTTTTTACAGTCAATCAAACAGATCTTCAAGGAAGAACTACTAAACACATACAAAAAGTAAGATCAGTATTTATAGATCTTGATGGTACTCCGCTGCCCAAAAAATTTGATGTTATTCCTAATTTGATTGTTAATACAAGCCCCAACAAATACCACTGTTATTGGATAGTAAAAGATATGCCAATAGAAAGTTTTAGTTTATATCAAGAAGCATTGGCCTCTAAATTTAATTCAGATACTAAAGTGAAAGATCTTCCGAGAGTGATGCGAGTTGCAGGATTTTTTCATCACAAAAAGAAACCACACCCCATTAGGATTGTTCAATGTACAGATTCTTCACCCTACAGTATGGCAGAAATTAGAGAGGGTCTAGGTCTTAAAAGACCAGAGAAAAAAACATTCAAATATGAAACATCACAATATCAAGGCAAATATACTGGGTCATTAAAGTATGGTTGCGGTGAAGGTGATAGGCATGAAACATTAGTAAAAATGCTTATTGCTATTAGATTGCGTGGTGAACCATTTGAATATGCAAAACAGGAAGCATTGGAGTTTGCAAAACTTTGTAATCCACCAGAAAATCCTAATGAAGTATTATTTCAACTAAATGACATATGGAAAAGATATGAACCTACTACGAGATTATCAGCTAAAAGCAATTGAAGATATAAGAACTATATTTTCCGAAGGTAAGAAAAAAATATTACTGGTTGCCCCAACAGGTAGCGGAAAAACAGTAATAGCGGCATCTATGATTGAAAAAATGCTGTTACAAAATAAACTTGGTTTATTTATTGCTCATAGACGAGAACTGGTTATGCAGTGCAGCAGAAAACTTGCAGAGTTTGAAATCAAGCATGGTGTTATTATGGCTAACAAAAGCCCAAACACTTACGCAAAAATGCAAGTTGCTTCTATTCAAACTTTCATTGCCAGAAAAGACAGAGAAGACTTTATGAAACCAACAGCACAATTAATTATTATTGATGAGGCACACAGATCTACCTCCGCATCTTTTAGAAAACTGATTGCAGAATACCCAGATGCTTGGGTGATTGGATTGACAGCTACACCGTGCAGATCAGACGGCAAAGGTCTTGGTAACATTTATGAAGAACTTGTGGAGTGCGGAACTATTAGAGATCTTACAGCACAAGGTTATTTAGTACCTAATAGAATTGTTGCACCTTCCGTTCCAGACTTACAGGGCATAAGAATTATGGCAGGCGATTATGAAAAAAAAGAATTGAGTAACAGAATGAATACCCCAAAATTAGTCGGTGATATTGTATCTCATTGGATTAAATATGGGGAAGGAAGACCTACTGTTGTGTTTGCAGTGAATATTGCACATTCCAAATATATAGCTAAAATTTTTAATCAAAATGGAATACCTGCTGGACACATTGACGGTGAAATGGCAGAAATCAAAAGAGAATATGAATTGGAAAGATTAAATTCTGGTGCAATTAAAGTGTTATCCAATTGCATGGTCTTGACAGAAGGTTGGGATCAACCCAAAGTTTCCTGCGTTATTATCGCAAGACCCACAAAATCTTATCCTATGTATTTGCAAATGGTGGGTAGAAGTTTAAGACCTGCTCCCAACAAAAAAGACACCCTAATTATAGATCATTCTGGTTGTGTATATGAGCATGGGTTTCCAGAAGATGTACCTAAATGGGAACTTAAAACAACTACACCCAAAGAAAAAAAGAAAAAAGAATTAGTGCCTATAGAAAAACAACCCTTTACCTGCGTTAAATGCGATACTGTTTATAAGCCAAATAAAGAAGAACCAGAATGCCCAAACTGTTCTTTTATTCCTACAAAAAAAGAGCAAATGATTTTAATTCAACAGGGTAGATTAGTTGAGTTACCAAAAATGAAACCTCAACCAATGGATAAAGAAAATTTTTATGCTCAATTAGCTTATTATGCCAAACAAAAAGGTTACAAGGAGGGTTGGGCTAGTTGGACATTTAAAAGAAAATATGGTCATTTCCCACATAGTAAAAAAGTGTTTCCAGTTGCTACTGGTAAAGATGTTATGAAATTTATCCAATATTGTAATATTGTTAATGCCAAATCAAAAAACTTTAGGGAGTTAAATATATGAGTGAAGAAATATTAGAAATGCATATGCATAAATTAAGAGGAATAGGTGAAAACCATGCAAAAGCTAAACAAAATTTAGAAAGATTGCAACATGGAAGAAAAATATTACTAGCTGTTTTAATGAAAGAAAAAATGATAAATTCTAACACAGGCAGAATGGATAGTGCGGTTGCTCAAGAACGAGAGGCCAGAGCAGACGAAAGATACAGAAAGCACATAGAGGAGCTGTCTGTTGCTGTCGGTGAAGAAAGCAAATGGCATTGGGAAAAAAAAATGATTGAAATTAATTTTGAAACTTGGAAAACTAAAATGATAAATCAAATGAGGGAGGCAAAAGCATATGGTGTACAAAAAAACTAAAATAAAATATCCAGAATTATATACTTATGATCGTTATGAATGTTGGTGGGAAGATGCCTCCAGTGGTTGTCAATGGGAGGAAATACAAGAAGCTGTAAAAAGCAAACAACAAATTTGTTTTACGGAAGGTTATCTTATTCAAAAAAGCAAACACAATCATATTTTTGTTATGACCTTTAGTTGCAATGATGTAGGTGATAAAATGATTATACCTACTAAAAATATTAAACTACTAAAAAAAACTGGTACTAAAATTTTTTATGAAAAAGAATTTGAATATGAAACATACCAAAACTAAAAATGAAAAAGAACATATGTCTAAAGTAGCTGGTCTTGGGTGTATCATTTGTTCTAAAATGGGTTTTCCCAACAGTCCTGCTGAACTGCACCATATCAAAGATAAAACTGGTATGGGTAAAAAATCATCTAATTTTGAAGTTATACCTTTATGTCCAAATCATCACAGGCACGGTAAGGAGGCATATCATTATAGTCCGCAATCATTTACTTCAAAATGGGGAACTCAAAGAGAGTTGCTTAATCTAACATTATCATTTATTAAATAACAATGGCAAAGAAAGTAGGGATAGTTCATGTACAAAGCACCAAACGAAAAAGAAAAGGGCGACACGCAAAATGGCAAAAAAAAAGAAAAAGCAATCAAGGAAAACCACTCTAACGAGATAGGTAAAAATTTTGCCATTAAGTTATACCATCAAGTTGATAAATTAAAAATTCAACACAGGAACGCATTAAATGTCAAAAATAATTGGAAGAAAAAATATTTTGAGTTAGAAGATGAGTTTAAAGAATTAAAGGAGATGTATGAATTTACCAGACACCTCCCTTAAAATAGTATTTATTATATTAACAAACCAAACACAAAACCAATAGCAAAAATAATAAAATATCTTTTATTATTCATTACCATTTGCTTTAAATCATTTGGTGTATTTCCAAATATAAGCATATTAATCTTCCTCCTTTATTGTTTTAGTATTATCCCATTTGTCTATTATTTGCTCGCCTGTAGAATCGTCCACATAATAGGTATAATCGCCTATAGTTATATAAACGCATTTTTCTGTTTTAACTTCTATAATCATACATCTATTCCTGTAGCTATTTTTATATCAACAAGTATATCGGTCAGTTCATTACCAATATCATCTAACTCTTTATGCTCTGGTGCAAAAGATGTTACCCTGTCAATTTGATTGTTTAGACTTATTAAGGCCTCTCTTAATTTATTTTGCTTATACGATTTATCTTTATTTTTGCTATGTAAGATAAAATGTTCCTCAGTTAGTTGGGTCATTGTTTTTCCTCCTTCATTGATTGTTGCATTACTTGAAGACAAGTTTTAGGGTCAAGAAAAACAAAACTATTAATTATTTTTTGTTCTTCCGATTTGTTCTTAGCCAAAATTTCAACAGTTCCTTGCTGCCTATCAATTTTGACTTTACCTTGTTTTTCAAGCTGTATTAATTTATCCATTCCTTTAGTCATTTAATTCACCTCCTCTTTTTTCAAGATAGTCCTGAATTTCTTGATGGCATTGTTGCATAAAAAAATCGCTAAAATTATCACTGCTTAAAATAATAACTTTACCCTTTGGGTCGGTCAGTTCAATTTTTGTACTATCCCATTCCCATTTATTGTTTTTAGTCATCTATTTCCTCCACATCTATATTAGCAAAACCAAAATCAATTGCCTCAATGGCCTCCAATTTTGCGTCTTCCTCATTGTCTGCATTGATTGTTATAGTATCAAAACTTATGTCTATTTTATATTTTGGCATTTAAGCAACCTCCAAATCATTTTTTATTTTTTCAATACAATCC